GTATGCCTACCGCGTCTGCCTGGTTGGTTGTCAGCACTACGTTATTGCTGCCGCTTGTGGTGCCACCTGTCTGCGTGAGTATATTGGATGCGCCCGCCGTGCCGACATAGTTGGTGAATGTGGTATCTGCCCCCGCGCTAATTGCTATAGAAATGGATCCATCAGTGTTGGTGGTTTCTGTCAGACCACCGCCGCTAAAATGATATGGACCGTTGGGGCTAGTATTGGCATAACCTGTATAATTTGCCCAGTTTATTATGCGGTTAGTCGGGATTACGTCCGTGCCCGTGGCAAAAACGTTCTCTGTTATGTCTAATGGGCCCAGAGAATATGCCAAGACCTGCTCATTGCTCATGGCCGTCAGTTGATAATCAAATATCCCACCATTACTATTGGTGTTTAATTGGCTAGGTGAAATATCTACTTTAACCTGGCCGTTTGTAGCGTTTTCTACCTCACCCGTTATTGTAACGGTCCACCCCCGGCCAGCCGGAACATATACAAATAGTACATTCGTCACGCCCGTTAGATCCTGCGCGGTAGTGCCATCTGTAGTATAGCGCCAGCCTATTGTCTGGCTGCTGGCTTGCACAACCGTTATGGCTTTGCGCTCAGTTGGTTTAGATGTGTCGGACGAAAAGTCTTGCCGGGGAGATATAGCCGCGGGCGCCATTTGACACAATAGATAAAGAAGTGATGTGATTATTATTTGACGCATTGTAGTAACTCCTTAACACGTTCATTCGTGCTTATTTGATCATGGATGCAATATTTATTCAAATACCAATATATAAACTTATCGCTATCATCCCTAGACCACCAAGATAGCCCGGCTGCCTCGTCAATATTACAGATATGGCGCAGATCGTGAGTTACCCAATGATATTCTGGGAAGCCCCAAGAGATAACAGGCTTGCGGTGTAGCAGTGCATCCAAGCCAACTGCACTATTAGATAGATAGACGCTGTGTGCTTTTTCTAGGAAAGGATGGATGGAACATGGCGCGGCCACTACAGAGACATTAAAGCTGATAGATTGCAACTGTTGCACTAGCGCTTTTGTGTCTTTTGATTTTAACCCCTTGGGGTGCAGTTTTACTATCACGCGCCTATCCCCAAGGATCGCCAGTGCAGATGTGACAGAAACGAGCTGTGACACATAAGACCCAAATGCCATTGCTGTTACAACTGAGTCGGTCGGGACCTGGCCAGAAACTAGATAATAATCATGGTCGGGAATATCCACTTTTGAAAAACAAGGCCCCCATTTAGTAGAATTGGCTGCTATCCAATCGCGGCCTTTGGTTGTCACAAACTGTATTGCGGCGGGAAGATCGACTTCTTCGTATGGTGGCTGGTCATATGTAATGCTAGACCGTGGCCCATATCCTACTGGATCCAACGTGGCGTATTCGGGGGCAGGAGATGTGGGCTTTATGATCCAAGTATATCTCGCATTTGGGGCGGTAGTCTCTATAGATGGTAGTCTTTCCCCATCTGCATCAAATGATTGCGCATCGGCTGATAATGGAATGCCGGCAGCATGTGGTAATGTGTGGTTCATTATTGATAGATCGTATTCTTCTGCATCACTAAATGGCACCGTTCCTGGTAAGGAACAATTCTTTAATCCTTCGTGCGATTCTACCGTATAACCTGATGATAGTAATGATTTGACTACCCATCTGGTCATGGCGGACCAGTTGCCACCCTTCATATCGCTAAATCTATACGGCCATACTACTGCCAACTTACGCATTTTTTATAATCTCCTGCTTGGTTAGCCATACTCGCACCCGGCTTGTTGCAGCGCGTTTCTCACAACTTGTACAGTGAGCCCGGCCAATAGATTCCCTGGCTTTGTCTACTATTGGCTGACCTCCGATAATTTCATTCTCTATAATGTACTTATCCAAGTCAACCAGATTCATGGCCCTAATCCAATCAGGAATAGTCAGCACACTGTGTTGTCCCATGTTTAATACCACATCTTGTATATAGTTAACCTCGGCCATTAGTTACTCACGCTTACAGCGCCTACCCTATACTCAGGATCAACTTGAAACCACTCTGTTGGTGCAGACATCGACAACTGAGTTGGACTGCATAGATACTTCAACACAGGGAACGTCCACACTAGGGCTGTTCCGACAACAGGATTCTGATAAACCGCAATCTGCCACCTGGTTAGAGCGGGAGTGGTCAGATTGTTTTTGAAAAATAGAACGCGGTAGTTGTTCCCACCAGAAGAAAAATTCCTAATCCATTGACATGAAGTGCTGGGCGATGCCACATCATAAGTAACTGTGTGAGTACCATTGACGGCTGTAAGATCTGGCTCGGTGACTCCCGATATGGTCACTTTATACTCATCGCGGATGACTGGTGCGCATGTGCCGCATTTAGCAGGGGCGGGCGTTGGTGGCGTGGTATCTTTTGCAAGCCAAGAGTTTCTATAAGTTTCTGTGGTATATGTAGCAAGCCCACAATCATTCTCAAACACAAGGTATTGATCTATTACGACGGGAACAGGAAGCCGCAAATCGTAAAGATCATACAGGCCAAAGGTGCCATGCCATGATGCCGAATAGCTGAACGCGCCACCAACAGGCAACGTGCCGGGCGCTGTGTATGTTTTCAGCAAATTAAAACCTGCGCCATCAATAGACGCATACCATTTGATTGTGTCGGTATAGCGGAACACTTCGCCGCCTATATCATCATACATGAAAAACTGTAACGCCATGGGGTTGCCAGCGGGATATGAAGTATCTACAAACTGATCGGGAGGATATACGCCTGTGAGGTATGGTGTCCAACTGAAATCATGCTTGACCTCCGGGGGCACACATTCGCCGCAGCAACACTCACTAAACGGCATGCCTGTGTTTTCGCTAACCAATACTTGACCGTTGGCATTTATCTGTATCGGCATATTATGGACCAGTTGGACAAGGTGTACCAGTGAAAAGCGTTGTATCTGATGGGCCTGCGTCTAGTGATATAATATGCGCAGTTATTACTTCCATCACTAGCGACGGAGTGGCGGCTGGGCCTGTCCACCGTATATTTGCAATTAGTTGCTGCGATACGCCTGTGGGTAGTGGGCCTGTCGCCCCTATCGGTCCTGTTGGTCCTGTCGGTCCGATTGGTCCAGTGCCATTTGGTCCTGTTGATCCTGTTGGTCCTGTCGGTCCGGTTAAGCCGCCAGCTGGACCTGTTGGGCCAGTCGGTCCTGTGGGTCCAGTCGGACCTGTTGGGCCAGTCGGTCCTGTGGGTCCAGTCGGTCCAGTCACATTGGTAATGTCAAGCGTTGCATATCGCAGGAATCCGACCCCGGCTACATTCTTGCGCACAAGAGCATAGAATTGGTTGGGATTAGCGCCGAAATCAGACTCGGCTAGCGGACCTGTGACGCCCGTTAAGTCTTCAAAATCCCATAAACGTATATCACGCGGTCCTGTGTCATTGTGTTCAATGCTGTATGTAAGCGTCGATACTTGCTCGCTATCCACAGGCACAGCAAGACCAGATCCGTCTTTAATGTTTCCCCCGGTGTGCCACGGTTCAATATCTACTATCTCGTCGCTGGTCCTGGTAACTTCCGCAATAACCCTCTTGAGGCCGGTAGCGTCAGATACTGGTAAAGCTGTTTCAGCGCTCACCGTCAGAGTGGGGGGTACTTCTGCGTCATCTAGGGCCAGTGTTATATAATAGGTGGTATTGGTGGATATGCCGGTTACTGTTTTGAATATCTCGCTGGCATCAGGTGCCAAATCAACCTTAGTTCCGTTCCTGGTCCATGACCCTTCTATAACGCGTACGCTGGAAGATGAAGCCCAAGATACATCAAACGGCATTCTACGGTCAGGTATATCGGCTGGGTCGGCAGCAATTAATGTCCCCCGGCTAGTGATAGAATGACCTTGGCCTAGTACGTGATGATTACGGCCACCTTGGTCAACTATATCATTTACCTTGGTTGCCGATAACCGTTCCCCTTGTATTGCGCGTTCTACCATATCAACCTATTGTTTGGGGTCAAATGAACCACCATAAAAAACAGATGACCATGCCTCGGCCCCCCACCATTCCTGGGCCAGTCGGAAACGCCGGCCACCTTGGATAGAAGATACTTTGGGTGTCTTTTTTAACCATTCATAATCTTGTATAGAAATAGCAGGACTTAAAGGGTCATCATCATCATTGTAATCTGTTATTACTGGTAGCTGTGTTAACGCCCCTAACAACTTACGCGGGGGATCTATCACCGCTAGTGTCTCGACACGGTTGATATTAGTATAAGCCGCCTCTATATCAGACCGGCTAGAAACGATTAACGTTTGCCGCAGCACAAGCACACTGGCAAAATAACCAGATACGCCCGCCATCCGCAATTCGTAATATCTACCAATGGGGTCAGAGAATGTTGATTGTGTTGCTGCATCAAATTTTAGTCGCTTAGATATTGAGTGTTCCGCTTTAGCTATATCAGTAGAAACAGCTTGGGAAACAGTAGTAAAATATGGATGGCCTGCTATGGGTTTGAATATCTCCTGAGAATCCAACTCCCATATTGCATTGTCATTTGATGTTATCTCGTTATCGGGATCAATAAATGTTATCGTGACCGTGGCAACGTGGGCCCCTTCGGCCGGGTTAAGTACCACATTATCTATGTCAGGATCATCTATTTTTGTATCTCTAAATGCCCTAGCCTCTGTTAATGGACCTCGGTATACTTCACTCTTTATGAATCCGTCTTGCTTGCTCCAACTCTCAGGACGGGCCACTAGAGTCATTCCATCATCGCCAACTTGTGGGCTATTCTTTACGACTGCCATTATACTAATCCCCCGTTACCTAAAGCCGTGTTTGTTCTAATCTGTTGCAATTCTGTAAGCTGTGACATATTAACCGCCACCTGTTTAGCGATCAGCGCTATAGTCGGATCTGTCGCGCCACCTATACGCCCGCCGGCACGCGCTATCTGGTCGCGGCTACTAAATGCCACCCCCGCCCCACCGCCGGATTGTCTTGCTGCCTTGTCGGCCGCCGCTTTAGCTTTTGCCTCTTCCTCATCTTTTAGCCGTTTCTTGAGCGCCAACAGATTAGACTGCTTTACAAGTTCTTCATTCTGTTTCTTGGTTTCCTCTGTACTTTCTCTCTGGGCCTCGGATGTTGTTCCGAACAGTTCCAAGAATCCTACAAGGGCTTCGCCGGCCGCTACCTTAATATTATTCTTGAAGTCTTCCCATTTATCAGCAATGGCGTCTAACCTTTGGGCTGTATCTTCTTCCATCACCTTTAGGCTTTTATCAAAATTGTCTACGCCCTCGGCTGCCAGGTTCATGGCTTCCACCATCTTTGGCGCATTCCGCGTACCTATGATGTCAGCCACTGCGCTAAACTTTTCAGCGGAATTACCGCTATCTGTCAATGCCTTAGACATGGCTTGAAAAATTTGATCTACATTCATGCCGGCAACATCTTCTACAGTTAACCCTAGCGCTGTGAATGCTTCTTCAAGTATTTTGTCACCCCTTATAACCGCACCCTGGGCATCCCGAACTTTGCCTAATGCGTTTACTAAGGTATCGCTACCGCCGCCGGCCTTACGCACGCTGGCGTCTAGTTTCTGGAACATTTCAACGGATGTCCCAGTTGCAGCGGCCATATCAGTTATCTTAGATCCAAAGTCTACAACCGTCTTGACTGCAAGACCTATTCCAGCCAACGCTGCCACAAAAGCCAGTATCTTCCCTTTAGCTGCTGCTATACGGCTCGTAAATCCACGGACCCCCCGGCGCATCTTATCAAGGCCACCTTTGAATCCTCGGCTATCAAGTGTTGCTTTGGCTTTTACTTCTGCCATTAGTTCCTCGCCGCTTCCATATTAGCAAATAGTTCCTCGGCCTCGCTGGCCTTTTGAATGTCAGATTGGTTAACCACATCGGCGCCATGCTGTTCTGCAATGCATGCCTTATATGCCAGGGCCCGCGTAAATGGCATATCCCATACTTGTTCCTCAGAGAATCCGGGCATGTTCTGTAGTAACGCACCGGCCACTTGAAATGGTGGCTCAATGCCACTCAACTTGGCATCCCCGTCTGCCCAATAGTCTGGGCCGGCAGAATATTGCTGTATGTAGTCTTCTATGGCCTCTGTCTCTCTGCCGATGTCGTGTATAAGCAGCCGGGCGCCATATTGTATCTTTGGCAGATGATCGTTTAATAGTGATAAATATCCGAATAACTTATCGCTGAATCCCTGACTACAGATCACAACAGCCTGGATAAGATCGCTTTCCGACACATCCCCACCACATACCAATGGATTATCAAACCTTAGTAATACTAAGGCGTGATAAGAAGAGAACGGGCGCAGTTGCACACCTAATATACGAGGTGGCTGTAGCAATAGGGAATCACAATACAGATTGTCCATGGCTCCCCTATTTGCTGATTTTTTTACCTTCTGCACACCCGTCGTTATCAGTTATCAGCGCAATAGCCCGATTGTCAGTTTTCCCTATTAAGGGGGCGGCTAATGTACACCGTTTCCTGTCATTGCCATTGACTGCGCTGGCATACGCACATTTTGAACACCGCATTATATCCCCCTTGAATTTTTAAGATCAGCTATAGGTCATAGATGTTTCTTTAACCAGATCCACGCTTAGTTTACTGGCGCCACGCGCAAAGGAAACAACCCCACGATTGCACATGGTCGCTACCGAAGAATTATTGGGATCTGTTATGGTTATGGTCGCCCCTTGTATCGGTGGCACTACCGAGCCACCGGAGTCTTTAATAACCAGGTCCATAGAAAACTCATCCCGTGGGTCCATAATTATCTTGGTCATCATGTCGCCATTCTCATCTGTAAGGTCTTCCTGATTGCCTGCAGGTTTCGCCCACGTCAATCCGTCTTCTGGAACATATCCAGCGTATGCGAAATCGCCGAAACTAATCTTTAATGCTGTCCCTTTGGTTACTGCGGCCATTGTGTCAATCCTCCGTTATTGTGCGTTTATCCAATACTCTAAGTTGGCTGGGCCATTAGTAGAGTAATGGGTTATGTTCGTTGTAGATACTGGAAATACACCAACGTCGCCAGCATCTAGCTTGATGACTAGATTAACAAATATAGAGTTGCTGGTTGATGAGTCTAGATTGCGGACATACATATACCGGGGAGTGGTTACGTTGACTATTGGCAGTGAGTTAGTAGCCGTGGTAGCAGATGCCACAATACCGGCATCTGATGCCTGCGTGGCCTGGTCTACTTTATAATTGCTCACACTACGGGTCTGGTCGTAAGATCCATTTTTTACTTTAAGGGTAGCCGTAACGCTTATTTCATCGGCACCTTGGCATACTGGAATCAGTAATAGACCCGCACCTATAATAAGTAGCGCACCCAAAGGATCTAAGAACAATGCCCATATCAATTTATTTCTCATGTCATCCCCTTATGCATCTATAGCAGCGGCACAATATACTCGTACTTTATACTCACTAGCTTCTTCACGATCATTGTTAATAAAATCTGTGGACTCGCCCGGTGTCCAACCCTCTACACCAGTGTATATGTGGTAAGTACCCAGTGCCGGGATAGTATTCAATAGCTGCGAGATATCGTCACGCAACATCAATTCCTCAATTACTCCGCACCGTTCAGCGTGTACACCCCTGGTTGTGTCTTTATAGTTGCTGACTACTACAACCTCTGCTTCCACATAGAAGTTACCCAGTACGGTATCTCCTATAATTTCTGGCGTTGCTCCGGGGCACATAATCTCTATACGTGGCACCGTTAATTCATTTGCCGAGAAGCCCTTAAACACTGTGACGCCATCTAGTCTGGTCCCAGATGTTTTATTAAGTAGGGCCTCTATGGCATCTTCCGTGGTACGCTTAATCTGTGTGTAAAGTCCCGCCATTATCTAGCTTTCTTTGCGTTCTCTGTTTTGATTACCCTGGCAAACTCTTTCTTTAGTTGCCTGTCTAAGTCTCTATTCCGCGTCTGGGCGGTGACAGCGGGTAACTTACCTATCTTTGCTGGAGCATATGGCACGCTGTTAACCGCTAAAAGGAAGCCTTCGCCATCTTTCCCCATGGCATCGGTGAAACGTCCCGCCCGCCGCGCGTTCTTCTTTACGAAATTAGGCACTTTGGCATTGAAAGCTAGTGCCGCCGGCATCCATCCCGCTTTCAGTGTCCCAACATGCTTTTGGGTGTCTCGGATATAAGACTTCAACAATCTTTTAGGTATATGCATCTTATCGATAAATTTCCATCGGCCAATATCAAGTGTATTACGTCCGGCCTCTGATCCTCCCCGCGCCTCAGTCACTCGACCATCTTTCCTGCGTAGGTTGCTATGGTGTCGCCTCAATGTGCCCTTACTTGCGCTAGGTCGGTATTGATCTTTCTCAACGGCATACCCACCATTCTTATATCGATGTACCATAAATAGTATATCACCGCGTCTAAGTTCATGCATATCGTGCGGGTCAACAGCCACAAATACTTTGTTGATATCCTTGGCAACCCGCTTCCTCCCTTGGGCCAGAGTCTTGGGTGGGGTTTTACGGATCAGATCAGATACCCACAGCCGCATCTGGTCAAGCATAACAGTCCGCCCTGTCAGACCAACCTGGCGGGCTAGATCATTTACCTGCCGCCGGAATCCTTGCTCGTCAACTGTAATCGATACTCTGTTGTCACCGAAACCCATTACACCCTCACTAAAAACAAATTGACGCCGATGCCGTCCTGTGACTCCGATTTATTGCCTACCCGATACTCTGTACCATCAACCGTCAGTGTGGCCCCTATGGGCGGCGTGACGCTGCTTGTAAAATTATCTACTGCCGTGACTACCATCTTGTCAATGTTGCCAAGATAGCCGGCCATCTGTAGATCTTCCTCAGATTCTAACTCTGCCGCTGTTACTGATACCGTCTGCTCTGCCTCACCGGATGGGGTCCATACCAATGACGCTGGTAGGTCTGCTACCATTTCATCAAGATCACTGGCCAACATTGTCGTAGATAGAACCACAATCCCCCTAAGAAAAAAGCGCCGGCCGGGTCACAGCCGGCGCTTGTGTTATTCTATGTATACCGCTATTTCTTCGCGGAATCAGTCGCCTTGTCAGCCTTAGCTTTGTCTGCGGCTTCTTTCTTTGCCTTGTCGGCTCTTTTCTTATTCTCAGCCAATACGCGCTTGCCGCGTTCTATGGCTACGGATGTCACCCGTGCTTTTAGTTCTCCACCTCTTACGTGGTTAGCCAGGCAATGCAGGACAGAAATATGTTCTTCTTCCTTTCCTATCTTGACGGTAAGTCCATCCGCTATAACCTTCTTGCGGAGTGCTATTACCTTTGTAACATCTGGGCCTCGCCCAATTTCCAGTGCTGCAAAGCTACCATCTTTCATTTCGGCTATAAGACATGCTAAACGTGCCATTATGTATCCTCCCTTAGATGTTGCCGGCCCCCGGAAGGGCCGGCAGGTATCTACTTGTTACGATGATACAATACGGCGGATTCTGGCATCATCAATCTCGCCAACACCCATGAGCAATGCGAATGTTCCCCACAGTGTTCCCGTTGCAGTGTTAACCCAACGTCTATACGACATGGATACTCCGCTTTCTGGATCGGTGGCGATATCCACAAATTCATACGCCGCGCTGCCGAGGGCTGCCATAGGTCTTACTGCTACTCCAAGACCCTTAGTTTCTCCACAGAATCCTACAAGGGCTTCGCCGTTAGTCCCAGGAGTGGAGCCGACGATCAAGTTATTTTCCCAGATATTCACCCCAGATACACGCGCGTCTGGTCCTGTGAATAGACCATCTACAGCTACGTTAAGACCACTGGCGGACTTATCGCGGACAGCGGGATCTTTTTCCAGGTTGGTCATGTAGTCACCATCAATAAGCATATTGAGCTTATTACGGCGCATCTTCTGAGTTTTCACACATCCATTTTTTACATCAGACACCGCATCTACATCAAATGACGCGGCGGCAATAATGTCTTTGGTTGTGTATGTAGCGTTCAGTAGAGAGTTGAATACTGTGTTTTGTACAAACTCTGCCACTGCAGCGGCACACTCTATGCCCCCAGCTTCAAACAATTTGACCTGGGTCTGCATGCTTTCTTTTTCTGTAACATGCCAAGACGAAAACACCTGCGTATTGACGCTGACCTGCTGGCCTGCTGCGGTCGTGTCGCCGTCTTCATATGTGTTGGAATATTCGCCTGCAGTACGTGCTGTTGACACAGGCACGGTTACTGTTGCATTCATCTCTGCTGGGCTACTACCTACATCCATAGAGAATGCCGACAACGGAGAAAGCTCGACTTTAAGAGCTTGTACCGAGTCAACCATAATCTTGGTGTCATTAATGTTTGTTAGTGCGTTTCCCATTGTGGGACCTCCTGTTATTTATGTTTCGTGTATCTATACCCGATTGCGCGGGCTACCTGTTACGCTTTTACTGGCTCGAACTGTACATCAATTTCTGCACGATGTTCCCGGTAGTAGGTTTGTGCTTCCTGTCCCTCTAGGCTTTCCATCACTGCCCGGTGGTCTACTGGATCTATCACAGCACCTTCTCCACCTTCGGCGGGCGCATCTTCTTCGCCAGGAACGGCATCAGCATATGCTGATAGCTGCAGCTTGGCGGTGGCGGCTTCCAACTCCGACGCGGTTGCTACAGCAGCATCTTTTTCTGTCTGTAGATCTGCGGCGGCGGTGGATATCTGTTCATCTTTAGCAACAATCGCCTGCTCATGCAGTGCCTTGGCTTCTACCAGTTCTGCAGTTGCTAATTCCAATAGGCCCGTCAACTTGGTTGACTCTTCACCGGCCAAGGCTAATGCCTCTTCTAGTTCCGGTATTCTTGTCTTCATCGCATCAAACTCTTCTTTCATGCTTGCCATAACCTCATACTCCTTTTGTGTTCTTTATTGATCTGCGGTTTTTAGAATCACCTGCCAGGTGGTGCCAGTGGTCTGTGTGTTATTGGATATCGAACAATAGACTATCTCTCCGTCCAACAGATAACGCACCGGCGGATCTCCCGTCAATGCCGCACCGGGAACATCTGTAGCATCAACCCTGGGCCGGGTAACAAAATCAGACCCAATAGAGCTATTAGTGTACAGATTAACGTCAGCCATCGTTGATATTAACGGGGTGTAATATAATGCCACAGTCCCCGTTGCCGCCGCCGTTGGGCTATCTGCGTATATCTCTTGAACATATCCCGATATGCCGTTATTCGTTACCACCACCATGGCGGTAGCGTTTGTGCCATACGTCACTATAAATCTATGCGTATGAACATTCCCACCAGCATATGCCCCGGCCGCTACGGCAACCAGCGCCAGCATGCTTAATACTATTCTTGCCGCCTTAAACATCGGGGCTCCTTTCATCAGTGATTATTCGTGTCTAGTTATCTTTTAGGAAAAGTGCAACAGCATTGGTGGTGCTGGTGGTCAATATACCCAATACGTCTGTAGCACCTATTTCCGAATTTGTGCCAAGCGCCATGCTGTCACCATTGTCTGCAAGTAAGACGGAGTTGGTTGTGGTGCGGGGGCCAACCAATAGATATAGCCTATCTGCCGTCCATGGTGTTGCGATGGTGAATGTATTTGTCGCGTTATTAGTTCCGCCGACTCCCGTAAGAACCGTGACCTGGCTGGATAGGGTAACTACTTGGCCATTGGTTACATTCTGCGAGGTTGAATACTGTACGCCGGATTCTATTAGCGCATTGTTCTCGTCAATTCGGATTGTCAGTTTTTTCAATCCTGTCTTACCTCTATATTTTGCGGAAGACGTATCACTGAATGCCTCGGCCATCACATGGCACGACATCAGGCCAATCAATACCACTGCAAATACTATTCCTCTATTTCTCGCGTCTTTCTTCATGCTGTTTCTACCTTTCTGTCTATTAGACGGAATGCCTCCGCCATATCCCCTACGATATCGATCAGTCCAACTTGGACCGCCTGTTCTCCTAAAAAGTCTTGCCCCTCCATTATAGCATCTGAAACATCCCCACCCCGGCCAGCACGTACAGCCGCTTTGAATTGATCGTGAATGAATATCGCACGTTCCTCCAGGTTAGCCCGTTGGTCTTCTGTAAGGGTAGTTCCTCTTATACCCATACCCTTAAACTTACCAGACTTGATTATATCAACCGTTACCCCTTCGGCGGCAAATCTAGCCGATTCATCTGTGACCGGGCGAAATACACCGATTGAACCAATGATGGAGGATGGCGCGGCCACAAAGGCCCATGCTTGAGAACCGATCCAGTAGGCCGCACTTGCCGCCATTGTATCTGTATAAGCAATGATTTGTTTGCGCTCAGTGCCAAGACGTACCTGGTCTGCAAGCTCAGATACCCCAGTGACCGTGCCACCCGGTGAATTAATGTCAAGTATTATGGCCTCTATCATTTCATCCCGTAAAGCGGTTTCTAGGGCGGCGCCTATGACATCTACATCTACCACGCCGCTGGACTGTTCTATGGCGCTTACCCGCTTGCCTATCACACCAGAAATGGATATTACAGCTACAGTATCATCAATAATCTTTGTGATCGGTTGGGCCTCTTGGGGCTCAAAAATAGCCGCAATGCCGGCCGCTTCGTGGGCGCTTCCATCTAAATGGGCTTCAACAATACGGGATATCTGCCAATGCATTTCTGCACTTATCAGCCAAGGCTCACAGTATACAGCATGCAGAATATGCGATAATTTACCTGTCATTATTCACCATCCTCTTTGTCTTCTAAAACGGCTGTGGTTTGGGCGGCGGCGCCTGGGACACTTGACCGGGTGATGTCCGCCCTTGTTAAGTTGATGCCGTCTTCCTTATTGGCTGCCGCCACCTTCCTGTCTACCATCACTAGATAGTCAACGTTCTCTTGGGTCAACTCTTCTGGATCACGGCCACGCTCTCTAATCATTTCTGGTACTGATTTTTTGCCTAAACTGTTTGCTATCATGTCGGATTGGTCCTGCCTCTGTGGATCTATCCAAGTCCATTCCGGTACGGTCCACCGGACACGCCACCATTGACTGACACCATTCTCTATAGGCGCTGCCCGTAAATCACCTTCCTTAATCGCTTTGGCAATCCGCCAATTCCAGGTATGCTGCAAGAAATTATCAATAGTCCATGATTGCCATCCCTGGAAGGTTCTATGGGCCTGCATCAATGCCGCCTTACTTGATGAAAAGTTACTCTCGCTAAAGTCCAAAAGTAAGAACTCATAAGGTAGACCGAGCGCTGAACCTATTGTAGTGATGTGCCGCTTAATGAAAGCATCATACTGGGCATTGGGAGTCTTACTGGCTAGGCTCTCGGCTTTCTCACCCTTATTAAAGTGATAGGTCATAGCCCCTTCAATCTTTTCGTGCTGCGTAGTATTTGCGCCGCCGTCTACGCCGCGCGGCCCCAGATTGCCGGGGCCCTGGCCACCTTCTGATATAATTTGCCACGCCTTAAGAGCATCCATCCGCGCACGCTCTAGCATTGACTTGGAAAGGCTATCAACATCACGTAATGGGTTGATAACCGGGGAAAGGGTAGGAATGCCTCGTACCTGATCAAATCGCATAGGAGAGGAACAGAAGATCATATTCTGCGCTCTCACTCTCTTAAAATTATCAGTGTTAGAATCAACCACGCCATTAGAGTCCCTGCCAAAAACATAATAAGCCAGGGAACGGCCGGTGCTGGGCTGTACCTTTACACCTGTGATAATATTCTTATCGCGGGCTAGACTGTTAGGCGTCACTATTCTCTCTGCCTCGATAGGAGCCAACTGGCCATTCTTCAACAATACCATGCCACAGTCGCCGGTCATTAGCCTTTGAGACACTACCAGCTTCTGCATTTCCACCATGTTGACCCGGAGGCGTGAATCAGCTATCTTTGAATACTGGCGCCAATAGTCCTCAGCCTCGTCGTTCCATTTTTGATCTTTGGTTTTTGCCTGCGGTAATATTCCATTGCCTATTACGTTATCTGAAAACCTATCAATTATCGCGGCAACAAATGGACTATTCCGGCGGAGGTTAAGACACTCTTGCCGCAATGCGGTGAGGTCATTTTGTCCTACCAATTGATCCTCTGATCTTGGCGTACCACGTCCGCCGGCCAGGTTACGCCGATGGCGGCTGTTAACAGCCCCGTCATATCCCATGGCAAGCGCACCCCTTGCCAATATGTTTGCTATGGCGTTACGTATTGGCATCATTGCTCACTCGGAAATCGGCAAAGACTACATTGCCGTATAGAAGTTTATTAATCTGGCCCTCTAGATTGGGAATAGATGATATCATGTTGCTTATCTGCCGGCGGGTCACGGATCGACCGGCGATAGAATAGGAAGCAACGTCGGATGACGTAGCGGTGCCCTGGGCGGTCAACGCATCAATGTACTGGTCAATCAGTACCAAACACTTATTCTTTGATACCGCGTCGGTAAGATCATTAGCCAACGCTTGTAGTGCGGTTTTTAGATCGTCTATAGCGGCCACTTACATCTCGCCCTCTTGATAGTTCAGCTATACATTTCTTGTTAAGCATTCACACCAATAAGGAAAAACTGTATCACTCAAAGAGTATATTAGTCACAAGCTCCACATATTACGCAAGTTAGACAATATCAAACAAACACGGAATCTAACCGATCACCTATGATTTGGCGGATACGATCCAACTCCCTGTAAAGGGTAGCATGTGCAACCCCTATGGTCCGGGCTATCTTTGCCTTACTCATGCCGGGATTGTCAAGTATCCCCCTAATGATCTTCTTTTGGCGGGGGGCAAACTCTTCCCATATATCAACGTCCACCCGCATCCGGCGACCAGGGTGTACTACAGGGGTAGACTCAACGGCGTCATTGTAGCACATATCCCGTGATCGTATCTTTACCTCATGTCCACGACATTTAGCACATGGTGTATCACAGAAAGGGATTATCTTGTATTGGGGATTGATATCTGCGCGGGCCGGGCAATGTGTGCAATCTTTCATTTGTTCACCTCGTCAGTATCCATCCCGTACACATCTTGGTTATTCCACGTCCAGGCACCAGCATGATCTATCGCTATATCAGTGGTGGCTGCATAATTCCTTATGCCGGCCTTTATCAACTTGCGGGAAAATAACCAATCCTCTGGAACGATACTGGCAACGTATTGGCCGGCCTGTTTCTTGATATTATCTTCAAAGCTAAAAAAGAAACGGTCAGGCCGAATGGCGTCCATACGAATCAATAGCAGTCCAGTATTGATTAGTAGTTTTGCATTACCAAACACCTCTTTGGTATCTGCTGGGCCAAAAGTTCTAGGTAGTTGTTCACGGACCTCTTTCATAGTCAACCGGCGGGGGTTGGGGCGCCTATCTAACGCTGTAGATGTCAACCCGTTCTGGCTCTTGATCGGTATTACCCCGGACAATATATCCAATTGCCCATCATGCATTATGTCTAGCATCTTCCCCAGCCATCCATTTTCCGGGGCCACATCCGCATGCAGCAATAGAAAGTGGGTCAAGTTCTGTTCCTCTTTCATATTCCATGCATTGGCAAGCATCCTGTTGAAATTATGGGTCAACAATGATGACGCCCCCCATGATAGCACTACCTGGTTATGGCCAGAATATAATAGTGCGTTGGCTGTCCCCATGCTAATAGATTTGTCACTGTATGCTGGTGCTCCAATGTATACCCGTTCCGTCCGACCCCTTTTCACTGTTTTACTTTCCTCTGTCATTTTTCTCTGTCCCTTCCCATGTATACGAATTATAGCCAAAGACTGTAGCCATCAATAAACATAACACTTCTGCATCCCAGTAATGGTTAGCCAGCCCGTCCCTTATCTCAACCCATTTACCATTCAAACTGTGTTCAGCGGTCATCTGTTTCACATAGTCAACCGCCTGCCCTGTACCCTTTGGAACAAGCCATGAGAACCGGCTAGTTCCCATTATCCGTGCATGTAGATCATCCTTTGTTTGGTTTGGATCATGCTGGATTATCTGGACAGATATTGCCTCGCCCTGCCTCTTGGTCCCCTCATAGATATTACGCTGCGTCCGTTCCCATACTCCGGGCACACGAAAACTTGTACCCAGGCAAGGGATAAATTTGTATTGCAAACTATATTCATAGACTTCTAGAGTCCGATAATTACAATCGATGGCTACATGGTCGGCCCCTATAGCGTTTGCGTATTTATCGACCTCGGCAAATGTCCCCATTATCTGGTGGGTAATCTGTCCGCTATCACCGTTACGGGTAAACTCCCTGGCTACTACAACCAGATAACCTTTCTGCACATCAACACCGATGAAGGTGCATTTCTCCATGTCGGCATATTGGTCTTTATACAGGTCTGTCTCTGTAAACTTCTGGCCCATCTTATAGTCGCCCTCGCGCTCAACAATTAGATTGTCATTGATATGCAACGTATCACGGGCGAATGGTTCCCCTAACTCGCTATTGATAAAGTCCTGCAACTCCGACGGGTAATCCTTAACCATCAGAAAGCGCTCTACCAATGTTGCCCACTTTGTCCATGGGGTGTATAAAGATGATAGATGGAAACTCACATGGCCGGCCATCTGTGGTTTTGTAGTCGGGCGCCACTCTCCCTTTGCCACCATGCGGACCTTATCAACATCAGATATATGTCTTTGGCAAAATTCACATTCATAATATGCCGATGCTGCGGCCTTCATTGGTTCCATATCTTGTTCAAATTTGACCTGGGACCATTTAAGAAACTGCATACCTTTACACTTTGGACACGGCACAAAGAACCGGCGCTGATCCCCCAGTAAGAATGCAACATGAATTGCACCATCAGGCACCGTCGGTGTTGATGCTTTGAACACTGTCCTGTTCCAGAATGTCTTTGTTCGTTGCTCGGCCAGGGCTACCGCGCTTGCCTCTTTGCTGTTGGCTGTGGGATACTTATCCACTTCATCCAAGAATAGATCCCGAACTGGCCGGCTAGCTAAGTTAGCTGGACTATTGGCGCCAACCCAGTTGACGGTGTTGCCGCGTAATCTATACTGTAGCTTTGTCCATTCGTCGTGATTAGTTGGTATGAGTTGACGGAGGTACGGGCTGTCTTCAAACAGCGGCATCATTCTAGATTCGCTAGAGTTGCGGGCCAGCTTCTCAGACGGCATACCAATCATGGCGGGGCCCGGATTCTCGGCGGCCTGGTGACATAGCCATAGATACCCCAATAGAGTCAAGCCACCCTGGGCGCATTTCTCTATTGATACAAAGTGAATAGTATCATCCTGCAGCGCATCGAAAATGCCACACACATACGGGGTCAACTTCCAACGATACGGGCCGGGAAAGTTAGTGGCCTGGCGGTCCCCCAGTATTACATTTCTCTCGGCCCATTCATAGATTGGCATATCGGGCGGCGGTGCCAAGTTTAAGTAGAAAGAACTTGTACGGTCACGCGGGGTCACTGGCCCTGCCCTTCGCTTATATGGCGCAATGCATCCCTAGTTGCCCTGTGTAATTCTGTTGATATTTCCGCCGCATTCAACCCAACCAACTGGTCTGCCATTGTATTAGGCAGCGCCAGCATATCCTTTCTAATCGCTATTCCACAACTGGCCATGATCCTATCATGTTCCGCGCATGGCATAACGCTTGCCTGAGACAATTGGATAGCCGCTATATCTTTTTCCACCTTCCGCCGCTGCTCAACCACGGCGCTATATTTCTCCCGCCACACCTGCGATAGTAGTGCGGATTCTTGTTCGTTCATTTCTTGCCACACCGCAAGCTCTGTCTGCCGGACACGCTCCAACATGGCCTCTAAACTATCATCAACCAATAAATCAAAAGGGACTTCTACCGGCTGATCCTGCTTTGTATTCTTCCTCTTTGCTTTGGGTTTGTGCTTGGTAGCCTTTGGCGTCTTCTTTTTCGCTGGCTTCTTTTTCTGCTTTTTATTGCTATCTCTAATCAGAACCAACTTATGGGCATGGGTATCAAACCCGTTCACC